GGCGACGTGATCGTTCCCCCGTCCTCGGAACAGACTTCCGCCCGCCCGCGCAAAGCGGCCCAGGAGTAACCCCGCATGATCGTTTTCAACGACATCCCGAATACGATTCGGACGCCCTTCACCTATATCGAGTTCGACGCCAGCAAGGCGGGGGGCGGCCTGCCGCAATTCCCCACGAAGCTGCTGGTGATCGGGCAGATGCTCTCGACCGGCACTTACGCGCCTCTCGTGCCGCAACTCATCACCAGTTCCGACCAAGCGCGCATCGGCTTCGGCGCGGGCTCGCAACTGCACCAGATGATCGCTCGCGTGCGCGAGAACAACGCCTATACCGAGACCTACGCCATCGGCGTTTCGGACCTGGGGGCAGGCGTCAAAGCCGCCTGGACGGTCGATCTGACCGGCACCGCGCCGACCGAGAGCGGGCTGCTGTCTCTCTACATTGCCGGGCGGCGCGTGCAAGCACGGGTGAAGCCCGCTGAGACGGCCGACACGGTCGCCACCAACCTGCTGACCGCGATTAACCTTGATGCTGACCTGCCGGTGACGGCGACGCGCACGGGCTCGATCCTGACCCTCACCGCGCGCAACGCCGGGGAAGGCGGGAACGAGATCGACTTGCGCCCGGTCTATTATCCCGGCGAGCGGCTGCCCGGCGGCGTGGCGATGGTCTTCACGCAAACGGTGGTCGGGGCCGGGAACCCGGACCTGACAACGGTTCTGGCGGCGATTGGCGGGGAGCATTATGAGTTCTTGATCGTGCCGTGGACCGATCCGGCCAATATGGCGGTGCTGGATGATTGGCTGCTCACCGCGTCCGGCCCGACCGTGATGCGCGAAGCCATCGCCTTCACTGCCCGGCGCGGCACCCTGGCGCAACTCTCGACCTGGGGGAACGCCCGCAACAATCAGTTCGTCTCGTGCATGGGGTTCAACAAATCCCCGAGCCCGGCTTACGAATGGGCTGCCGCCTATGGCGCGGTTGCAGCCTTCCACCTTCCCATCGATCCGGCCCGCCCGATCCATACCCTCATCCTCAAGGGCCTGCTGCCGCCCACTTCGGGCGACCGCTTCCGCCAGGACGAACAGAACATCCTGCTCTATGACGGCATTGCGACGTTCATGGTCAGCAGCGACGGGCGCGTGCAAATCCAGCGCGAAATCACGACCTATCAGAAGAACGCCTGGGGCCAGCAGGACGCGGCGTGGTTGGACGTGCAAACGCCCGCGACCCTCTCGTTCCTGCGGAAGGACATCCGCTTCCTGATCGAAAGCAAATTTCCGCGCCATAAGCTGGCCGATAACGGGACGCGCATTCTGGCCGGGCAGCCCATCGTGACGCCGGACCTGCTGAAGGATGAACTGATCGCCCGCGCCCTGCTGTGGGAGAGCCTAGGGCTTGTCGAGAACATCGACACCTTCAAGCGCGAGATCGTCGTCGAGCGGGACGTAGGCGACCGCAACCGGGTGAACGCCCTCATCCCCACCAACCTCGTCAACCAGTTCCGCGTCTTCGCGGGGCAGTTGCAGTTCATCATCTAAACTAAGGGAGGCCTGCAATGGCTGGAATTTGCGGCGACCGCGTTCTCGGCAAGGGCCGGGTTACGGTCGATGGGGAGGTTCTGCGCACTGAGAAGGGCGTGGAACTCACCTTGGCGGGCGACGAGTTGAAAGAGGTGGAGGGCGATTACGAAACCGGCTTCACCTCTGAGTTCAAAGCCGCTGAGCTGAATATCAAGCTGATGGTGAAGCCGGGCGATAGCGTTCAGCGCTTTGTCGGGATGTGCGGCGTTACCGTTGTCGTCGAGTACGACACCGGCCAGCGCTTCATTCTGTCCGAGGCCCGCCAAAACAATCGCCCGAAGATCACCGGCAAAGACGGCGGCTCGGTCGATCTGAAGTTTACCGCAACCCGCTGCGAGGAGATCATCGCATGAGCGAGAAAGTAACCTATTCCCTGAATCACCCGGTTCAGTTCACCGCGTCGCGGCTGGTCGAAGAACTAAGTTTCAAGACGACGATGACCGTCGGGGAGTTGAAGCGGGTATCGCGCGACGTTGAAACCCTGATCGACGTTCAGGCGCGGACGATGGCAGTGCTTTCGGGCGAACCTGAGGCGCTTATCGACGCGCTCGATAGTCGGGACTTCAAGGGCATTCAGCGGCTACTTGACCCTTTTCTCGCGGATTGCCTGCCAACTGGCGCGCCCTCCGGGCCGACTTAATGGCGGTTTTCGGGGTTCAACCGTCTGAAATCGACGCGCTAACGGTCGATGAGTTTTTGGAACTTCACGACGATTTGATCGACTACCTCGAGCGCACGAAAGGCGGGATCTAGCAGGTCCCGCCTTTTGAATTTTGGCGAGGCAAAAGGGGGCTGGAATGGCATCTCAATATCAGGTTTCCATCCTCCTGAAGGCCGTGGATCAGGCTTCCGGCGTGGTATCGAAGCTCAAAGGGGAGCTTCAGTCGCTCAGCACAGCGCAGGGCCGCGCCGCTGCCCAGCAGGCAAACCTCGCGCGCCGGAACGAATACCGCGCGCAAATGGTCGATGCGGCAGCGATGGGGGCGTCTCTCTATGCTGCGCTCAAGCCTGCCGTGACGTTTGAAGCGGCAATGGCGGACGTTCGCAAAGTCACCGACATGTCGTCGGAACAGACGAAGGCTTTCGGCGCTGAAATCCTGCAAATGGGCCGCACTTTGCCGGTAGCCCATGACGGGCTGGCTAAGATCGCTGCTGAGGGCGGACGGTTAGGATTAGGGAAGGGCGAACTCAAGCAATACACCGAGACCGTCGCTAAAATGGCGTCGGCTTGGGACGTCGCGCCCGGCAAGGCGGGCGAGGCTATGGCGAAGGTGAAGAACATCTTCAGCCTCGGCATGTCCGACATGGAACTGGTTGGGGATGCGATCAACGCCCTCGACGATAGCAGTTCTGCCAGCGCGGGCGATATTCTAGAATTTCTCCGCCGGTCGGGTTCGATTGCCTCGACCTTAGGCATGTCCGCCCAGCAGACGGCAGCCTGGGGGACGGCCATTCTAGACCTTGGCGCGACCTCGGAAATTGCCGCGACAGGGTTTAATGCCCTGGCCCAAAAACTGGCAGCAGCCCCATCGGGGTCTAAGAAATTCCTCGGCGCGCTCTCAGAAATGGGGCTGAGTGCCGATAAGGTTCAGCGGGATATGCTCGCGCGGCCCAATGAGGCGCTTCTTGAATTTCTGAAGAAGTTCAAGAACCTCGCTAAGGCCGACCAGATGAACTTGTCGAGCGAACTTTTCGGAATGGAATATTCCGATGATGTCGTTCGCATGATTAATGGGATCGATAAGCTTCAGCAACATATGGCCTTGGTGGCCGATAAATCGAAATACGCGGGCTCCATGCAGAAGGAGTTTGCGACCCGTTCAGAAACCACGGTGGCACAGCTTCAGCTATTCACCAATCGGATCAACGAGCTTTCGATTGCCGCCGGAACAACTCTGTTACCGGGGCTGAACGCGCTGCTCGGCATCGTTGGGCCTGCGGCAACGGGCATTGCCGATCTTGCCAAAGAATACCCGATGGTCACGAAAGTGGTCGGGGGCTCAATCGCAAGCCTCGTCGCGCTGAAAATTGCCATGATCGGCCTTGGCTATGCAGGCACATTCATGAAGGGCGGGCTTCTTTCTGCAACGGGCGCGGTTTCCTGGTTCCTACAGAAGGTCGGTGTTCTCAAAGGTTCGTCGGCGGGTGCGGGTGGTTCCGGGGGGCTTGCGGCGAGCCTGCTCAAGGGCGTCCAGCCGGTTTATGTCGTCAATATGCCGGGTTCGGGGTTCGGCGGTCTGCCGGGGATTGGCGATCTTGGCAAGGGCGCTAAGGGCGGTCTCGGGGAGGCCGTTAAGGACGCGGCCAAAGGTGGCCTAGGCGCTCGCGCGAAAGCCCTTCTTGGTGGCGTTGCTGGCGCAGGCGTGCTCGGTATGGCGGGTAAGCTCGCAAAGCCTATTGGCATGGCGATGGATGTCTACGACTTCGGCAGTTCCGCCCTTCAGGGAGATGCGAAGGGCATGGGCAGTTCAGCCGGCAGTCTGTTGGGCGGGATGGGCGGGGCTTGGGGCGGCGCTGCGGCGGGTGCCGCGATTGGCTCCATCGTGCCCTTCGTCGGCACCGCTATTGGCGGTGTGATCGGCGCGGCGCTTGGCGGTTGGTTCGGATCGAGCGGCGGTAGCGCGTTGGGTGCGGAGATCGCCGAAAATCTGACCAAGAAATCGGATGGCACAGGCTCGGGCGCGACGACGCGAGCGCAAGAGTTGGCGGCATGGTTTCGGGGCGAAAAACCCGCGCTGACGGCTGAGCAAGCCCAACCCCGCGAACTCAAGGCCAATATCGGTTTGGCGATAACGGGTCTGCCGCCCGGCGTGTCTGCGACGGCGACCAGCCAGAGCAGCAATCTCGACGTTCAGGCTAAGTCTGGTTTCAACATGGCGACCGCGTTCGGTTAGGGAGAAGACCCATGTCCACGATCACGACGCCGAAGCTCGAAACTGCGTCCTTCCGGGGCGTGCTGTTCACCTGCACGAGCCACGAAGTAAAGGCGGGCCGTCGCCATGCCGATCATATCTATCCGCAGCGCGACCTGGGCTATCACGAGGATCTAGGGCGGGCGGATCGGGAGTTTACGCTGTCGGCCTATCTCGTCGGCGATAACGCATTTTCCCAACGCGACCGGCTGTTGGAGGCGTTTGAGGCGCGCGGGCCGGGGGAACTGTTCCATCCCTGGCTTGGGCGGCTCACAGTCGTCGCCAAGCCGTCCACCTTCCGCGAGTCCCGTTCAACGCGGCGGCTGGTTGAACTGTCGCTCACGTTCGTTGAGGCGGGGCGGGCCTCGGTCGTTACGGCGTGGCGGGACACGCGGGCGTCGCTGCGGACGGCGGCGAAGGCCGTTGCCCCGGCGGCGGAGGTCTCGCTCGGCAGTCGGCGGGGAGCAAATCCGGCTCAATACGCCGGGCCAAGCGCTCTCGGGCTATGAAGTGATGCGGGCCGTCGATACCGTCGTGAGCGTTGCGCGGAACGGCCTCAGCAGCCCGACGCAGATCGTCAGCGGCCTGTCGGGCATGATGCTGTCGCTAGCAGGCGCAAGCCCGGACGAGCGCCGCGCCTATCAGAACTTCGAGAGCGTGTTCCGCCGCTTCGGGTCATTCCTGCCGTCGATCCCGCTCACCACCTCCAACCGGCTTCGGCAGAAGCAGAACCGCGACGCCCTCACCGATGTAACGCGCCTGATTGCGCTGGGAACGGCGGTGCAGGTGGCGGGTTCGGTGCCGCACCGGGATTATAATGAGGCGGTGCAGTGGCGCAGCCGCGTCTGCGATTGGTGCGACGAGGAAGCGCAAGCGGCGTCCCAAGCGCGCGACGACGGCGCGTTTACCGCGATCACCGATTTGCGCACGGCCTATGTGGACCGGGTATCGGAAGACATTGGCACGCTCGCCCGGGTCCGCACCATGAGCCTTCCGACCGTCACGCCGACGCTGGTTGCAGCTTACGGGCTCTATGGCGATGCGCGCCGGGCCGAAGAAATCGAAGCGCGCAACCGCAAGGCCACCGTGCAGGGGCATCCCGGCTTCCTGCCTGCCCGCACCGATCTGGATTTCGCATCATGACCACCGAGCGCGTTACCTTGCGTGTCAACGGCGCGGAATATGAGGGCTGGACCTCGATTCGCGTCAGTACGGACGTTGAGCAGACGGCGACCTCCTTCGATCTGGAGCTTACCGAACGCTGGCGGGAGCCGCGCGCGGGCGAGACCGGCGGTATCACCGAGATTGCCCAGGGCGTGCGGATGGGTGACGACTGCGAAGTGCGGATCGGCGGCACGCTCGTCTGTACCGGCTACGTCGATAAGCTCGAAAAGAGCTATGGGCCGCAGGAGCATAGGGTATCCGTCTCAGGCCGCTCGAAAACGGGCGATCTGGTCGATAGCTCCATCGAGAAAGACCAGCAGATCAAGGGGAAAAAGCTGGAAGACATCGCCCGCCAGCTTTGCGCGCCCCACGGAATCGACGTCACGGTCGAAGCCGACACCGGCCCGCCGATTGAAGAATTTCACGCCAAAACAGGAGAAACAGTTCATGGCGAACTCACACGGTTGTGCGCCCTGCGCTCGCTTTTGGTCAGCGATGGGCCGGGGGGAAATCTCGTCATTACCGGGTCTGGCGCGGGAGGCGGTCGCGCAGAAATACGGCTCGGCACCAGCCCCATCCGCACCGGGTCAGTCCAATGGGATCAGTCCGACCGCTACGGCAAGACCATTGTCCGGGGTCAGCAGCCCCTCGGAGGCTCCGGCCTCCTCGATGGCACGGCAGTCGCTCTTAGCGAGGGCGTTGCAACCGACCCGGCGGTAAAGTCGGCCCGGGTGAAGGTCATCACCGCTAAGGGGCGGATTACGAGCGCAGAAGCGCAGAAGCGTGCGGCGCATGATTCTCGCAAACGCAAAGGCAAGGGCAACAATATCAAATACGAACTCACCGGCTGGCGGCACCCCGGCGGCGGGCTATGGTGGAAGGGCATGACGGTACGGGTCGAGGATTCGTTCCTCGGCCTGTCCGACGATTACCGCGTGCGCGGGGTTGAGTTATCGCTGAGTGAGCAGGGGACCGTTGCGACCGTCACCCTCGTTGATCCGGCAGCTTATTCGGAGATCGGTACGAAGGACGGGACGGCAAAGCCGCTCGGTGAGTTGCTGGAGGGGGCGGAAACCAAGCCTGAGGGCGTCGGGGGGATGGCCCTCACTCAAGATCGGGGGGTGTAGCGGCTGAGCAAATGCGAAATCGCTTTTAATGCACTAAATGGTTGTGGTAAGAAAGATGTCGCGCTGATAAGCGTAGGCAGGGAAAAGTTTTCAAGTATATTTCTCCGCGACCATTATGGAAACTGTCCGCACTTTGCCTTTTTATTTTGGTTGTTGGAGCTGCTTTCTCGTCTTGGTTTTGGGGTACGCATAGTTATTGATCGGTATGTCTTACATCAAAGAAATATGATTTTCTGTTTGAGTTATTTGGGTTAGTACCCGCCTAGGGATCTTTCGAGATTTGTTTAGTTGAGCATCGCTCCATTTAGCAGTGGTGCCTGGGCGACGCCGGGGCGGAGACGAAAGCGGTGGGGCAGGGCGGGATGGCCGTCAGTGATGCTGTTCTGTGTCGAGTGTTGAATTTTTAGTGTGGTATGGATACCTTTAGTGGCGCTCTACGGTCTTTGAAGAATTAAAAATAGACCGAAGGCGCAAATTCTCAGAAAGAAAAAACTCCAAAAAGCCCTTTTATTAAAGATCCAGAGATCCTTATTGGAAGGCTTATAAATGTATCTATGCTTGTTGTTGCGGTTCCTGTCTTTCTCGCGGTAATTTATTTTTTCTTTCTTAGAAGTGTGCCGGAAGCCGCTGGTCAGTTTGGTGACTTCATTGGTGGAATTTCTAATCCAATATTTACGTTTGTTTCCATAATAATACTCGTTTCAGGCTTGATTATACAGTCGGAAGAATTGAAGATGACGCGGCAGGAACTAAAGAATAGTTCTGATGCGCAGCGAGAAAACTCAAATAATACGGAAAAACAGAATAAAATAACTGTTCTTGTAGCTCTCCTTCAGCAGAAGCAGGAAAGGATGAGGTCTGTGGAGTTTGATATTGAAGTTATTTTCAAAGGAGTTCAATCTTATGCGATTGCTGAGTCTGTGAAGAAAGATAAATCATCTCAATTAGATGATCTAAACAAAGAAAGAAATTCATTGAAAGATGAGATTGATATTCTCGTGAAAGAATTGCGGAAATGGCACAATAATCCAGCATGATATAATCAGAAATTTCCGTAAATTAGTAATTTATCTTTATTCTTTGTTCTTCTCATTGTTGGGAGGCTAGCACATGCTCGATGCACTTGGGCGCGTGCTCGCGCCGCTGAACCGCGCTATCGACAATATGGTCGCGCGCGCGGTGATCCGGCTGGCGCAATCCGGCGGACAAACCCAGCAGCTTCAGGCCGATCTGTCGGCTGGCGAGACGAAGAACGATCTCGACTTGCTCGAAGGCTACGGCCTTACAGCGGTGCCGCTTCCGGGCGCGATTGCCGTCTGCCTCTTCGTCGGCGGCGAACGGGAGAATGGCGCGGCAATCCTGGCGCACGATCAGGGCAAGCGCCCGCGCACCTTGGAACCCGGCGATGTGGCGCTTTATACGGATCAGGACGATCCGGCGGCGTCGGCCGACGAAGCGACACACCGAATCACCCTGGGCAGGGATCGATCGGTAACGCTGCGGGGTAAGCGCTTCAGCTTCAAATGCGGCGATCAGGAAATGATCCTCGACAAGGACGAAGGCTTCATTGTCCGCGCCAAGCAGGTGCGCTTCATCAAGACGGGCGGGGGCGGGCCATGAGCGGCATCACGCGGGTAGGGCTTGATAGCGCCGGGGGCGTGATCCTCGGCGGCGGGCAGGACTTTGTTTCGGTCGAAGGCGCGCCCGTTGCGCTGAAGGGCGATCCCGTTGCCGGTCACGGCCTAGATGAACACGCCGGGCCGGTGATGGCCGAAGGCGTCGGCTTTTTTACGATCAACGGCGTCGAAGTCGTGCGGGCGGGCAATGCCGCCTCTTGCGGGCACCCGGCGACCGGCTCGGGTTTTTTCACCATCTCCGAATAGGCAGGGGTTCCATGCCCGACATTACAACGCGCTGGGATAGCTCCCGGTTTCGCGGCGACTGGGCTTTGCTGCCCCCGGCGCTGCTGGCGGAGTGTGATTTGTTCACCTCCGTTCTCATTTCCCTTTTCACCCACCGCCGCGCGCTCGATGACGATGTGCTGCCCGACGATCTCACCGGGCCGGGGTTGGCCGAACCCATTCGGCTCTCGGGCGACCGGCGCGGCTGGTGGGCGGATAGTTTTTTGCCGCAGCCGATTGGCTCGCGGCTGTGGCTGCTGTCGCGCGAGAAGCAGATGCAATCGGTGGTCAGCCGGGCGAAACTCTATGCCGAGGAGGCGCTGGCCTGGCTGGTCGAGGATGGCGTCGCCGAGCGGGTGAAGGTCAACGCCTTCATTCCGCGTGAAGAATGGCTAGCGCTGGAGATCCAACTCTATCGCCCGAAGAAGGCCAATTTTTCAATCCGCTTCGATTGGGCGTGGCAGGGGATTGAGTTCTGCTTGCCTGCCGAAGGCTCCGGCGCGCCGCCGCCTGCGGCCAAGATTGCCGTGACCTTCGACAGCACCCGCGTCGATTTCTCGCTGACATCCCTCAATTTCGATCTTACGGGAGGCTGAGATGCCCACACCGAATAGTCTGGGCCTCGTGCGCCCGGCCATCGACGATCTCCTTCGTCAGGCCGAAGCCGAGATCAATGCGCGCTTGCCGGGGGCCGATAGCCGCTTGCGCTGGAATAATCTATCGGTCATCGCCGCTGTGCTCGCGGGGGGCTTGCACGAGGTCTATGGCTATCTCGACGGGATCGCCGAAGCCGTGCTGCCGGATCGGGCCACGGGCGAGGTGCTGGAACGGCACGCGGCCTGGCGCGGTCTCTTACGCAAACCCGCAACGCCCGCGGCTGGGAGCGTAACGGTTACGGGCCTATCGGGCTCCGTCATTCCCGCCGGCGCGCGGCTGCTGCGCGGGGATCGGGCGGAATATTCGGTCGAACAGGCCGCGCTGATTGCCACCGATGGCACGGGGACGATCTCCGTCGAAGCGCTTACCCTGGGCGCGGCGGGCAATGCTCAGCCGGGCACCGAGCTTCGCTTCGTCTCGCCGGTCGCAGGGGTTGCCGCAGCGGGAACGGTCGGGGCTTTGGGCCTCGGCGGTGGGGCAGAGATCGAGAGCGACGAGAGCTTGCGGGCGCGGCTGCGGGCGCGGGTTCAGCGCGCCCCCCACGGCGGCGCGGCCCATGATTATATCGCCTGGGCCTTGGAGGTGCCGGGGGTAACGCGCGCCTGGGTTCGGGTGATTCCGCCCTGTCAGGTGCGCGTGCTCTTCACCATGGACGAGAGCTACCCCAACGGCATTCCCTTGCCGCAGGATGTGGCCAACGTCCAAGCCCATATCGAGGCGCGCCGCCCGGTGACGGCCATGGTGATCGTCAAAGCCCCCAATCCCGTGCCGGTGGATTTTGTCATTCAATCCTTAGTGCCGGAGAGCAACGCCGCCATCCCCGATGTGCGCGCCGCCATTATCGCCGAACTGAAAGATATGATCCTGCGCGACGGTGCGCCCGGCCTGCCGCTATTGGTTAGCCACGTCCGCGAGGCGATCTCGATTGCGGCGGGCGAGTGGGATCATGTGCCGCTCAGCCCGGCGGGGAATGTGATGATCGGGCCGGAACAACTGCCGGTCTTCGGCGCTGTGACCTGGGTTTAAGCCGATGGCGGTTCTCACCCCCTCGGCTTTCTGCCGCTGCCTCATCAAACGCTGGACCGACCCCAGCCCGATCCTCAAACCCGTCTGCGGCCTCGGCCTCGACGATTATTTGCACCTGCTGTTACAGCTTCTCCCACGCGGCGAGGTCTGGCCGCGCGACCCCGACAGCGTGCAGGTGAAGCTGATGGAAGCCATTGCGGCGACCTTGGCCCTGCCCA